GTATTGTATCCTTAGATTACGTATGACACGTTTGTATCCGCAGGGCTTTTTTCTATTTCGATGACCCTTGTAATCTGGGGAAATTTTTTTCCTAAAATTATTAGAGTCACTAAAGAATAGTATTGGTTTGGCGAAATCGCCGAATTGTTTTGTTATTTTAGATATCTCATTGGTTACGGCTTTATATGCGTCACTATAATTAGATGTAACAAATATAACGTCTTCTCCGTAGTCTATCTCTGTTTCGCAGGCAGCACAGCATTTATATACTATGAAGTCTGCATCTATTAATAAATTCATGGTGGTTAATGTACGTCAGCCCAAGTTACTCCTACCTTAGCTTCCGCTGCGATTGGGCATCTTAGGTTGTAATATTCGCCTGCTAGTTTAGCGGCGATGGGGAGCCATAGTGCTAATTCCTTAGCGTCTCTGGGATAACATTCGTAGTTTAGCTCGTCATGTACGAATGATAGCTGATGACCGTCAGGTGGAATACATTCATTTACAATGACCATCCATCTTTTGGCGATTGTCGCTGCTGATCCCTGTAGGAGGTAATTGAGAAACTTATGCCCTTTGTCAACGCTGATACGCCTGCCGTCGATGGCGTTTGCATAACCACGTTGACTGCACTTCTTACAAGCCTGTAACAGCTCCGCAAGACCCGGAATGGCAGCAACATAAGCTTTACGTATATCCGCTCCCTTTTGTGCAGCGGCTTCTTCGGGCAGTAACTTATCAAAGCTCCTCCCTAATTTGATGTTCCCTGCCCCGTAAAGGAAGGCGTAGGTAACAGTCTTAACTTGTCGACGGGTAATTCCGATTCTATCGGCATTGGTTTGGTGAATATCTCCTGTTGTAAGGATTCGAGCATATCGTCCTTTATCGTATCTGGCGAGATAGTGGGCGAGCATCCGGAGCTCAATACCACTAAGATCGGCAGAGACCAGAATTTTAGTAGGTGTAGCTTGAAATAGCTTTCTAAATCTTTCGTCACTTGGTACTTGTGCTAGGTTAGGTTTACGGTGTGCACAGCGAAACGTATTAGTTGCGACTGAGCAATGATGATGAATACGGTTAGACGTCGTAGATAGCTTCTGCCATGCGTTCACGCCTTCCGAGATCATCCCCAATTTCTTGGTAATATCGAGACATTTCAGAAACAAGAGGGCTGTCTCCGACCCAATATCTTTCAATACAGTCTCGTCTACGACGGGCTTGCCTGTGGCTGTCAGTTGGCTTGGTGTCCAGTTCTCGTGGGTCTTCAGTATCCATGCTATGTGGTCTCGTGATGTTGGGTTAAGTTGTTTAAGTTTTGTAAATGAGCATCCTTGTACGTACCCTTGTGTCCTGTTATTTCGCTTAGGTGTAAACATTGCTCCAGCAACGAACCCGTATTTTCTGCGTAGTATTTCTGTAGCTTCTTCCAGTTCTCCTCTGAGAGCTGATTCGAGTTCGTATGCTTCTCGTTCATTGAAGTACCATCCATGCTCTTCCTGTTTCTGTAGTATTTGTGCGACCTGATGTTCTAGTTGGACCCAATCAGGTAAGGGTGGAAATGTTGGCATAGCTTCTTCGTAACAATAGTGTCCTGTACGCAGTAGTCTTCCATCTCCTTGCTCCATTCTAGCCAATCAGAAGTTTGACCAAAGTCCCCTTTGTATTCTCCTAATCGGTAGCCGTAGGATTCCAGAGAATGACGCCCGTACAGCTTCGGTGGCATACCAGCAGGCTTAGTCTTTCTATCAACTTCAAGCATGTCAGCATGGTATAACCTTGATAATAATAATGTATCTATGATACGCCCCTTTGGTTCAAAGAAAGGGTATATCTTCTTAATCACAGGTATATCAAATCCTATGATGTTATGTCCTATAATAGTGTCAGCTTCCATCAGATACGTAACGGCTCTGGCTATAGGTTGTTCTCCGCCGATATCATTGTATCTTGTAGTCTCACCTGTCTCATAGTCAAGTGTAACTATACAATGTATATCAGTTTTTTGTGCGTCTAGAGGTGTTGTCTCCAGATCGAACAGGAGCGTGATAGGTTTTGTCTCTAAATTTTGCACGTTTCTTTGCTTGTTTTGTAGGTGGGTTTGGTTTCTGCAAGTCAGAAGTCTGTGCTTGCGTCGAAAATTGGTGCTGTCTCAGTTTCATTGTCCTCATAAAATTTGCATGACGCTAGGTCATAGGTCAATCTTGTAGCGACTCCAACCTCTCCTGAGTAACGGTTTTTAAGAACTCGCAAAGTTGTTGTGTTGTTGCTATCTTCGCTTTGTTGGTCTCTCTCCAGAGCGAGGACGCTATCGCTGATCTGAGAGATCGAATGAGAGCCTCGTAGTTGTCCGAGGGATACACGTCCTCCCTCCTCGTGCGAATTACTGTCACTGTTGCTTCTCCTTAAATGTGATACTAAAAATAATGTGATACCTGTACGTTCGACAAGACTTCTGAGTCTAGTCATGGTGGAATCTATCATTCTTCTTTCATCGCCATCAAGTCCTGACAACAAAATACTTAGGTGGTCTAGGAATATAATACGACATTCCAATCCACTGGCAAGGTATTCGATCCTGTTGTAAATAACATCTGGGTCAAAACTACCAAAGCCATCAAAAAGAAAGACGTTCCAATTAGCAAGCGTAGCATCAAATGCCTCCTTGAGTTCTTCTTCTGTATGTTCTCCGATGTGGAGTGCTTTACCTACAGCTGCTGACATCAAGCCAAGAGCTGTACGTTTTGTGTTGGACTCCAGTTCTAGTATACCTACTGTCTCTCCCTGTTGACACAAGTGAGTAGCTAGGTCTCTTACGAATGAAGTCTTACCACTACCTGTACCGGCAGTGATGGTTATCAGTTCGCCATATCTTATACCATGTAGTTTATCATTCATACCTTGATATGGGTACTGATGATCGCATGGCTTAGTTGGTTCAGTAACTATGTCAAATAAGTTCTTACCATCTATAATTCCGTCTGGTCTGTATGGCTTGGCGTCCCAGATGGCTTTTCTGATACTGTCAGAATCCCCAGCTTGGAGAGCATCTGAAGCATCTTTATAATTCTCGAGACGGGCAACCTTGACTCTGCCAGATGGGAGTATTCCCGAGGCAAGTTCAGTGGCCTGACGCCCTGCTTCATCGTTGTCGAAGAAGAGGACGATTTCTTGGTATCCCTGTAAGAATGGGATTGCTTTTTGGAGGTCTTTCTTGGCACTTGCCGCACCATGAGGTAGGCTGACCATCGGCCAACCTGACATAACCTCGTAACAAGAGGCTGCATCTAGTTCTCCTTCTGTAATTACTATTCGCTTTCCGTTGGTTGGGAAAAGATGTTGACCAAAGAGTTGATCTGTCTTTCCACCTTCGTAGTGAAAGTCTTTCTTTTTTGATTTAATTTTGAATCCAACAACTTGGCCGCTTTCGTTATAATATGGGAAGCGGAGTGTGTTTCCGTATCTGTAGATGCGGTAGAACTGGTTTGTGGATTCGCTGATCTTTCGTTTATGCAGCTGTTCAGCTGATCCGAGGAATTGTACTCGTTCATCATTATTCATTTGGGTGTAAGGTGTGTCCCCTTCCGCAGGGGTGTACGTCTGGCACGAGAAACAGAACTTGTGACCATCAGAGTAAACTGAGTTAGCATCTGACGAGCCACAGTTAGGACATGGTTCGTGTGCCACAAATTCGCTTTCTTGTTTCATATTAACCAATCTATGGGGATTGCGTGTGCACTTGCCCACTTGATGCCATGCTTTTCACACCATTGGGCATAGGTTGTTTTGGATTTCTTGCTGATCTTATTGAACGGAGCTTGAAATACCATACGCAAATCAAGATCGGGATTGTCTCGCATGACCGCCTTGATCTTGCGTCTATCTTCTGCGTCCCAGTAGCCTTTAGTCTCTAGCATTACACCATTGACTAGGCAGAAGTCAGGATTGTAGTGGTGCTGTATGGTATAAGCAACCTGTTGATTCTCATACTCATACTTAGCACCTACTTTATCCAGTATCTCTGCGACGCTCTCTTCGAGCTTAGACCTAAAAGTCTTCTTCTTCTTCTTCGTCATCAGGTACAGGTGCGGTGGTTACAGGCTTAGGTTCAGATGTCTTGAAGCCTTCAGTTGTACCGAACATATCGGCAACTGCATCTTCATCCATGCTATCTGTGTCTACAGCAGCACCTTCTCCTACAGCCACAACTTGTACACCAAGTAGTTTAAGAGAACTTCCGTAGGTAACGCCATCCCTGAGTATGTATGGCTTCTGAAAGAAACCAAGCTTAACTGTTGATCCACCATATAGTGGTGTCTTTGCATCAGTGACTGGTGTGCCCTCTGTGTCAACGACACCGGGTCTCTTGTCTTCTCCCCATGAGAATTTGATTTTGTATTTACCATCAGCTACCTCCTCCCATGGTGTGGGTTTTAGGGTGGCTCTCTTTGGATTCTTTAGTTTGCCTTCAGCCCATCTAAGGACTTCGGCTCTTTCTGTCTCGAGCTTGTCAATTACATCTTCGCCAACGATAGCAGCGAGAGAGTAACCGAACTTGCCGGGTTCTAGTATGGCTTGAAAGCCTTCTAATTTAATTTCGTCAGTAACGTGTACGTTCTTGGGCATTTTAACAAAAAAAGTAAGTTGATTCAATAACCGTCTCAGGCTGTAAGTCGCCTATGATCGGTGGTTCTGTCTCTGCTCCGACATAAAGAGCAAAGGTCTTGAGGTAGTCATGCTCTGCAAAGAGATGCATGTATGTCTCCCTTATTATAGCACTAAGTTTACCCATATCGCAAGCTCTGCTTAACACACTGTCATGGATTAGTGCGATTGGCTGATCGAAGCTACGCACAGCTAGGTGTAAGAGGCTTGCGTCTAAGCTATGGATAAGGTTAGGTGCAGTAGCAGCCTTGTGCCTATTGATGTCGACCTCCTTCCCGTCTTCTACTGCGACGGATAGGTCACAACGACCTAATAGTTGTAGTTGTATACGTTCTACTCGTTTCTTGAAGTACCGCTGTCTAACTACGAAACCAGAAGGGGTCGTCCATTCTATATATTCTTCGCCACGTTTAATGGCAGCACCTACCTCAGTCTCGATCCATCGCATAACTGACATCGGCCCGGGCACAACTGCGTGCATAGCCTGACGAACTGATTGAACGATCTGAGTTAGGTCATCTTTGTCTACATCTACACCCTTCTCTTTGAGTGCATCTTTGATGTATGATCTATTAGAGTAAGCCTTAGCGTTGTACGGAATAGTCATAACAGTACGCTTGACGCACTTTCTATCCCAGACATCTCTATACTTCTCTGGTATATATGGGCTTGCAACTCTTGCAACAACAGCATAGGCATCTTGTGGCTTATGTGATGGTACAACATTAACAAGCTGGGCAGTGGACTTATCTCTTGCTAACCCTGCTAGTATCTGTAAACCAGAACAGGTAGCATCAGTAGCCACAGGTAACGAGGTGGTGTTACGTTCCTTGAGTATTATACATTTGTGGAACTCTTCACACGCTGCTAAGAATAACCACGGCTCGTCTGCTGCTTCCCAATCGCCAAGATTAGCGATAGGATCAAGTGAGACACGTGAGATTAGTGACCAATTATTAGCTGTCCAATCTAGTCTCTCTTGCATTGTAGCTTTATCTAATCCGTAAGTTGTAGCTACTTGGAAGGCAAGCCAATCCTCTGCATCCTCGGTCAAGGCGACAGCATCAGCGAAAAGTAACAATGACTTGCCGAAGTCTGTGTCTTGTGGTGTGAGAAATGCAGGGATAGGGTAGGCTCGACCTCTGTAATCAAACGACCACGGAATGTAAAACTCTCTGTCTTTGAAGCGTGCGACAGCCTCCATAGTCATTCTTGTGCGACAGGATCTCTTGAACTCTGCTGCTCTCTTATTCATTACCTCTGCTGCTTCACGTCTATAGCGTTTACGAGATTCCTTGGACTCGGCTATATCAGCTGGCTTTGGTGGTAAATCATAATGTACGATAGGTAGGAATTTACCAACACTTACTCCTCTCTTCTCTAACAACTCCGCAGTACGGACGATGAATGGATTTAACCTGTATCGAACTTGTTGTATCTTGTTCAGAAAAGCAAGTGGGGTTTCCCCCTGTATAAGGGCGTGATCGCCTCTTCTGACTAGGTCGTGACCTTGCATTACCTCATTCAAGATGTAACCGCCGGGCTCTGTGTTAGTCCAATCCTTTGGCGGCACTAGCATCGGCCACGCTAGCGGTGAAAATAACTCTGCATTTGCCATGACTTCATCTTTGATGTCCATGAACTCAGCTGTTGGTACAATATAGACTGTAGTCTTACGTCCAACACGTACTCTCTGCTTGTAAAACCAACCACTTGTCTCCATGATGCAGTCAAGTAGCCAACCTCCTAGCTTGGTACGAATAGATGTACCCCACACATTCCATGGTTTAACATTGTATCTGTTCATTAGCGTCCTAATTACTACGAGCTTCTGTTGTGTACCAATGGCTCTGTGCCAGTAGTTATCCTTTAGTGTTTTAAGTAATGCTGGTGCATAGGTTTCGTAGTGTCGCATCTGACACTCGTCCTCGATAGCTTTGCCAATGGCACTGCATATATTTGTAGCTTTGTTACAACCTTCTTTGTAACCGAATACGTTATCAAATGTAACTTTACAAGCGATAGCGGCAGCTGCAAGTGCCTCTATTGTAAATAAGTATTCATGTATGTCCTTGAAGGCAGCACCATATTTACCCTGATGTATTTTTGTGTTTGTATCTTCTATACGTTTTACAACGTGTGGTAACAG